CATCGACCTCGAACCTGATGCGGCCGCAGTGGCAGCTTCCGGAATGAGTCATCAGGCCTCCTGCAGATCGGGTTGAAGCAGCACCGCGCCGAGCTTGTCGATGGCCGGCTGCCAGCCGCGCTCGTGGTTGGCGCGGGCCGCGTCGTCGAAGAAGCGGTCATGCACGAAGTGCAGCGCCGTGCCGCCGTCTTCGGCCACGAAATCCAGGCTCACGCGCGACACGCGCTCGGGCGTGCTGTGCCAGGCCCAGCTGAAGACGAGGCGGCGCTGCGGCACGACCTCCTGGTATTCGCCGCCGACGTCGTGCGTCTCGCCGTCGGGCAGCCGCGTGAGGATGCGGTAGCGCCCGCCCACGCGCAGGTCGATCTCGGCCTCGACGACGGCGCCGGGGCGGCCGGCGAAGAACCAGCGGCTCAGCGCCTGCGGGTCGGTCCAGGCGCGCCAGACTTTCTCGACGGCGACGGGGTAGTGCCGGTCGAAGCGGACCTGGGCCGCGGCTTGCTCTGTGCTGTCTTGCATGGCATGACTTCCTGTTGATGGTGCAGATAACGGCCGAGCGCATCGAGCTGCCCGCCCCAGAAATGCTCGTAGTGCGAGATCCAGGCCGCGGCGGCCTGCATGGGCGCGGCATCGAGCTCGCAGCGCACGACCCGCCCCTCCTTGGCCCGCGCGATGAGGCCGGCGGCCTCCAGCACGGCGAGGTGCTTGATGAAGCCCGGCAGCGACATGTCGTGCGACGCCGCCAGCTCGCTGACGCAGGCCCCGCCGCCGCCGAGCTGCTCCAGCACGCGCCGCCGCGTCGCGTCGGACAGCGCGGCGAACACGAGATCGAGCTGGGCATCTTTTTTATTAACCATTTGGTTTAGTATTTGTCGACGGACACCGCGTTGTCAAGCCGTCAGCAAAAAGATCGGCGGCACCGGATTTCGGCGCGACGCTACAGTCCCGCCCCCGTCCGCCGCACCACACGCGCCGCCATCGCCGCCGAGCCCGTGCGAGAATCCGCGCCTTTCCGGCCCCGGGCCGAGGGCTCTCCGTAGTTCAATGGATAGAACGGCCGCCTCCTAAGCGGCAGATACAGGTTCGATTCCTGTCGGAGGGACCAGCATCACCTGCTGCTCCATGGCTGTCTACTTCCGCGCCCACTGCCCCTCCCCGATCCCGCTGCTGTGCCTGGCCCTGGCCTGCGCCGCGCCACAGGCCAGGGCCGCCGGCACGCTGCTGCTGCTGGACGCGCCGCCGGCCAAGGCCACCTGGTCGGCCGGCATGTCCTGGCGCGGCTGGCCGCGGGCGCCGGGCAGCGCGCGCGAGCGCCATTCGCTGCTGCCGGCGCTGGACTACGAATCGCCGAGCGGCGTCTTCGTCGCCACCGACACCGGCGTGGGCTGGAACCTCGCGCCCCAGTTGCTGGAAGGCGAGGCCGCCAGGCAATGGCAGTTCGGCGCGCGCATGTGGCCGCAATCGGGCCGTTCGCGGCGCGAGTCGCCGCCGGGCGTGCAAAGCCTGGGCTCGCGGCTGATCACGCAGCTGTTCGCCAACACCCAGGTCATGCCCGAGCTGCTGCTGCAGTCCGGCCTGTCCTGGGGCAGCGGCCGCCATCGCAACGGCGGCCAGTTCGAACTCGGCGCCACCAGCGGCCTCCCGCTCGGCGACGAGCTGCTGGCCATCAGCCTGGCCGCCACCTATGCCAACGCGGCGCATCTGCGCGGCAGCTACGGCGTCGGGGCGGGCGAGTCTGCCGCCAGCGGCCTGCCCGTGTTCCGCCCGCACAGCGGCTGGCTGGACTGGAGCGTCGCGCTCAGCGCCGAGCACAAGTTCTCCGGCAACTGGTCCGTCAACGGGCAATGGCTGCACGCCCGCCTCGTCGGTCAGGCCACCCGCTCGCCGCTGACGCGCAGCCTCGACCAGCCCTCCTTCATCGTCAGTGTCTGGCACCAGTTTTGAAAATTAAGCCCCTCGTCCAAGGAGTACCTTGGCCGGTCCCCCTGGGGGACGGCGATGCTTGCGGCATCGAGCCGCAAGCACATCGCCAGGGCGGGCCGGCTTGTGTAAAGCGCCAATTGGTCTGAGGCATCACGACACTTGGTATGAGGCATCAAACCAAGCGTCGCAAACTCCGCCGGCTTACAACTTGATCAGGGCGTAGAAGGCCACGTTGCGCGGCCTCGTCTCGTTGCCCACGACGCCGGCCGGATTGATGACGCCGTCGTAGTCGCTGCCATCGTTGGAGTGGTACCAGTAGTCGTCACTGTCGGTATTACCGGAGCCCTTCTTCCCGCCGGTGTTCGAGTTGCCAAACGGCCCAGCACCGAGCGAGGAAGGCGCCCACTCCCCCCAAGGCACCATGTGCTTGTGGCGTTGGACCTGGCCAGCCTGCGCGGAGCCGACCAGGCGGCCAGCATCGATGCCACGCCCGGCGTCGAGGGCGCGTATGAACTCGCTGCGGATCTCGGGCTTGTTGAAGGTGGTGGTGCCGTTGCCGGCGCCGTAGGTCGTGCCGATGCGTGCGAACAGCCGTGCGTAAGCCACACGGTCCAACTCGCCGCCGTCGGCCAGAGACCAGCCAGGGGGCGCCACGCTACCAGCGTCATAGGCGATGAAGCCCGGCGGGAAGGCGGCGTCAGTGAAGTATTTGATGGCCGCCAGCAACTGCGTGTTGTTGGGCTTGGCGAGCGCGGCGCCGGTGGCCTCGATGACTCCCGCCAGCTCCTCCTGGACGGCCTCGGCCCAGGCCTGCGAGACGATGGTCGCCGGCACACCGGTGTTGGGGTCGCCGTCCGTGAAATGTCCGCCAGGCGCCGCTGCAGGTCCGTCAATTCGATGCATTCAAACTCTCCTCAAAGTCGGTTTGGTCAGGCCGTGGCGTAGGCGAAAAGCAGGCGGGTGTGCGCGGGCTTGTAGCGGTTGAACTGGCACTCCAGCACCTCATTGCTCCACGCACGCAACGGCTCACCAACGGCGCCCGCACCCACGCGGAAATAGGTGATCGAGACCGCCACAGGGACGTTGACGCGCCAGGTGTGCGCCCATTCGTCGCCAGTGAATGGGATGCCGGCCGCGGTGGCCTCTGCGGCCGAGCGGAACTCGTCGATGGTGATGCTGTAGCCCAGCCGGAAAGCCAGCTCGGTGAAGAAGCGGCGGCTCTGGCCGCCCACGGCGGTGAGGCGGCCTTCGAGCGCCTGGCGGCGCTGGGCCACCGTCTGGACTTGCGTGACGCAGGGGTCGGGCAGGCCGACGACGCGCTCCCAGTCGGCCAGCAGCTCGGTGGTGGCGGCCGGGTCGGTCTCGGCGAGCAGCTGGGCGGCGCGTGCGTCGACGCGCTCCATCTCCACGGCCAGGCTGGCCAGGAACTTCATCAGCGCGGCCTCGGGATCGCGCGGCCAGGCCGGGCCGGTGGGGAGCAGCGCGGCGAGCGCGTCGCGGTACTCGTCGCGGGAGTGGCTCACCAGGCCGAACTGCTCGCGCAGCTGCTGAAGCATCGTGGTCTCCCAGACTAGGTAGGCATCGCCGAAGGTGAGCAGTGCGCCGCCCTCGGTCGTGACGTAGATGTGGTCATAGGTCGGTTCGACCATCAGAGTGCAGGCTGCGTGGGCCAGGCCATGCCCGGCCAGCTCGGGTGAGCGGGAAGGTCGCGCAACTGTTGGCGCCATGAGGCCCAGGCGGTGACCTGCGCCGCAGTCAGCGGCGCGTCCCGCACCTGGGTCCAGTCGGACGCGCGCAGCTGGCTGTCGCGCCGGGCCCGAGCGGATGCGTCTTTCTCCGCCGAGGTCCGGATATCCACCCAGATCAGCTCACCGCCCACCAGACGGAGCTGCGCCGACTCGAACGGCGCTTGCGGCCAGCCCTTCCAATCCGGCAGCTCGACACAGCTGGCGCTGGCCTCGCCCGGAGGGCATGCGGACGCACTCTTCACCACACGCAGCACGAAGCCGGACGAGTCCAGAACAGCAATGTGCTTCACTTCATCAGTCATGGCGGTAGCCCGTGCGTTGCAGAAATCATGAACGACGCCTCGGTGGCACGACCGTTTCCATCCCGCACCGTGCAAGTCACATAGATAGTGAGGATGTTGTCCGTGGCGTAGCCGGTGAAGTTCGCGGTCGCCGTCGTCGCGCCGGTGTTGACCTCGGCGCCATAGGCATTGGTGGTGTTTCCGGAAAACACCTCCGTGACCGTCCAACGGTAGGAGTACGGCGCAATTCCACCGGCCACGGACACGGTGCGCGATCCATAGGATCGACCGCCGTTTCCGACGTAGATAAAGATGTCCCCACCGGGAATCGAAGCACTGAAGCTGGGCAGCCTCACATCGAGGCCGGTGCTTGACGAGAACTTCAGCCAGGCGGCGTTGTTGCCCACGTGAAGCTGAGGATCGCCACCCGTGTTCGCAATCCAGAAGCCGGCCGTCGTGTCGCCGAAGCCGGCCTTGCCCGAACGGAGGTAGCCACCAACGCCGATGTTCACTGTGCCAAGGTCGGAGGCCACTGCAGACAAATAGGGCACCGACAACTTGCCCGGCGTGATGGTGGCGTCGCCAATGCGCGCGGCCGGCACGCGCAGCGTCGTCACGCCATTCACGACGCCCACTTCCAGGAAGCCGACCGGCGCAGCATTGGCCGAGTCCGAGGGCACAAACATCAGGCTGTCGGCCGACAGAATGATCTGCGAGGCGCCGGTGCCGCTGTTGGGCGCCGTGGCGGCCAGGCCGATCATGCCGAAGACCGGGCGGCCATCACCGCGCTGCGCGACGACCTTCAGCGCGTACTGGGATTGCAGGCCGTTGGCGCCGCCCACCGCCTGCTGCAGCGTCGAGATGGAGCCGCTGTAGGGGCCGTACTCGGCGCGCAGCGTGCTGACGGTGGCCGCCATTGCGGCGTCGCTCGCTGCCTTGGTGTAAGCGTAGCTGTTGGCCGTGGCCAGGCTGTTGGCGATGTCGCCACCGGCGTTGAGGCGCGCGCTGATGGTGCTGGCGGAGGCCGAGATGGCCGCGTCGGCCTGCGCCTTGGTGTAGGCGTAGCTGTTGGCCGTGGCCAGCGAAGCGTAGATGTCGCCGCCCGCATTCAGGCGGGCATTGATCGGGTTGAACTCACTGCGCAGCGTCGTCTGCGAGGACGAGATGGCCGAGTCGGTCTGGGCCTTCGTGTAGGCGTAGCTGTTGGCGGTGGCCAGCGAGGCGTAGATGTCGCCACCCGCGTTCAGGCGGGCGTTGATCGGGTTGAACTCGCTGCGCAGCGTCGTCTGCGAGGACGAGATGGCCGAGTCGGTCTGAGCCTTCGTGTAGGCGTAGCTGTTGGCGGTGGCCAGCGACGTGGCGATGTCACCGCCGGCATTCAGCCGCGCGCTGATCGCGCTGGTGGCGACGGCGATGGCGTTGTCGGCCTGGGCCTTGGTGTAGGCGTAGGTCGCCGCCTGCGCGAGGCTGACGGCAATGTCGCCCGTGTTCAGCCGCGCCGACACGTTGTCGATGCGCTGGCCCAGCGCCGTGTTGGCGGTGGAGAGCGTCAGCACCTCCTGCGAGACGCGCGAGTTGACCGTGGCGTCGCCCTGCGTGAACTCGCTGCGCAGAGTGTTCACCGCCGCGGCCGTGGCGGCATCGCTTGCGGCCTTGGTGTAGGCGTAGCTGCGGGCCTCGCTCAGCGCGGAGGCGATGTCGCCGCTGTTGAGTCGCGCGCTGACGGTGTCGATGCGAACGCCCAGCGCCGAGTCGGCCTGCACGAGGTTGGCCACCTCGGTCGTGATGCGGCTGCCCAGCGTGCTGTCACCTGCGTTGATGTCGGCCAGCAGGATCGTCGTCAGAGAGTTCACGGCCGAGGTGATCGCCGCGGCGCGAGCGGTCGCCTCGTCGGTGATGGCCGTGACGCGCGCGTTGGTTTCCTGCTGCAGGCGCTGATTCACGCTGCCCACGTCGGTGACGGCCGAGCTGATCTTGGCGATCTCCGCCTGCACGCCGGCGGAGAGCTGGTCCAGCGCGATGCGGCCGGTCAGGTCGCTGAGCAGCGCGTCGACATCGCCCCAGGGCTGGCCGTTGCCGATGCCGGTGATGACGGCCTTGAGCCGACCGCCCACCGTGTTCTGGCCATAGGCCAGCAGCGGGTTGAAAGCCATCATGCCGGCGCCGTGATCGGACCTGGCGCCGTCGAGCATGTCGGACAGGAAGGCCACGACGGCGCGCCGCACGCGCACGCGCAGCCGCTGCTGCACGGTGTCGTCGATCAGCTCGATGCCGTCGTCTTCGGTGAGGCGGCGAGTCTGGAGCAAAGGCATCGTCAGGCCCAGGTGATGGTGCCCAGC